TGGATATTCCAAAGTGGATCTCCACGCTTCTTACGCACTACCAATTAGTGGATATGATGTATCTCTATTTGGTCATGTGTTTAATGCGACAGACGCAGTATTTGTTCAAGACGCCGTAGATCATAGTCAATACAATAGTTACGGGGATAAAACTCACGCAGCTCATAACGCCGAAGTATTTCTTGGAACACCAAGGTATTTCAATGTTGGTATTGCAGTTAGTTTCTAAATGGCTTATTGGGGAGTTGAAATATACTCCCCATTTTCCATAAAGTTAATATACTTATAATAGAGAGGTTATATTGTATCAAAATATCTATTTCGATAATAAAAAACAAAGAGTTCATATTTGGGATGACAAAAAGGGCTATTACTGTATTACATACAAACGTTATGCTTATGTAAAGAATAGGGCTGGTACTTATGTATCTTTATATGGTGATAAACTAAAAAAAGTATTTAAGTACGATTCCGATACACCTAATCTTTTTGAATCTGATGTACCACCTGAAACAAGAGTATTGGTTGACCAGTATGCTGACTCAGAAGAGTTATCTACCAATCACAATATAATGATGATTGATATTGAGGTAGAAGTTACAGAAGGTTTTCCAATGCCAGAAGATGCTAATAATAGAATAACTTCAATTGCTGTATACAATTCAGATGAAGATACTTATTATGCGTTTGTATTGGATGAGAAAAAGAAGTTGACGTTACAATCAAAAGGTAACAGTAAAATAGAAAGTTTTGAAAATGAGTACTCTTTATTGCAGAGATTTTTCGTAAAATATTTAGAGTTTAAACCTACAATAATTACTGGTTGGAATATAGATACATTTGATATACCGTATCTATATAACAGGGCTTGTAAGATTGTTGGTGGAAATATTGCTGATATGCTATCACCAATACAAGAAGTTCAATGGAATAAACACCGTAAGAGATATATGTTTGGTGGGGTTAGTTGTTTGGATTACTTTTCATTATATAAATTATTCACTTATACGCAGCTATCTTCTTATCGATTGGATGCTGTTGCTGAATACGAGTTAGGTGAAAATAAAGTAAAGTATAGTGGAACACTTAATGATTTATATGAGAACGATATTAACAAATTTGTAGAGTATAATATACACGATGTTAGACTTGTAAAGAAAATGCATGATAAATTAGATTTTATTGATATGGCTCGAGGAGTATGTCATGTAGGTCACGTACCTTATGAAGATATTTATTTTTCGTCTCGATATTTGGAAGGTGCTATATTGGTGTATTTGAAGAATCTAGGAGTGGTAGCGCCAAATAAACCATCTAAACCTAAAAAAGAAGGTAAATTTGCTGGGGCTTATGTACAATCCCCACAAAGAGGAAAGCATGATTGGGTATTTGATTTAGATATTACTTCAATGTATCCATCTGTTATTATGTCATTGAATATATCACCTGAAACAAAGATTGGAAAACTTACTGGTTGGAATGGTGCGGAATTCTTGAAGGGCACGTCAAAAACTTATACGCTTAAGTCCAATGGAAAAGAAAAAGGGAAACTTACAGAAAAAGAATTAAAGGATTTTTTTGATAAGAATAAAGTTTCGGTATCTTCTAATGGAGTTCTTTATCGTAGTGATAAACAAGGTTTAATTCCAGCTCTATTAGCAAAGTGGTTTGATACTCGTGTTGAATATAGAAAACTGATGAAGAAGTTTGGTGATGAGGGAGATAATGATAAGTATACATATTTTAAGAGCAGACAGTTGATACAGAAAGTTATTCTTAATTCTCTCTATGGTGTATTGGGTTTGCCAGTATTTAGGTTTTATGATTTAGATAATGCTGAGGCTACTACACTTACAGGACAAGAGTTGATTAAGTTTACAAAGAAAATGGGAAATTACTTTTATAATAAACAGCTTGGCGACAGCTCAGATTACTGTATTTATATTGATACTGATTCGGTCTTTTATTCAGCACTTCCACTAATTAAAAAGAAATTTCCAACGATGGACTTTGAAAGTGAAACTTTGATGAGTAAAAGGATATTAGATGTAGCTGATGAGATGCAGGTGTTTCTAAATAAGTCTTATGATTACTTTGCTAAGAAGTTTTTAAACTTAGATAAACATAGGTTTGAGATAAAACAGGAGTTGATAGCTAAGTCTGGTTTATTCATTGTGAAGAAAAGATATGGTTTGAAGATTATTAACGACAATGGAGTTAAGGTAAATAAATTGCATGTTAAGGGTTTGGATTTGGTTCGTAGTAATTTTCCTAAAGCGATGGGCGAGTTATTGAGAAGTGTATTGGAAGATATATTGGCTACAGTTCCAAAGGATAAGATAGATGACAGGATTATTAATTTTAAGGAGTCTATGAAATTGGTTGACTTTGATAAGATTGCAATGCCAACGGGTGTAAAGAATATGAAGAAATATAGTGCTGGTAAAAATGGTAATTTTGTTCAGTTTGCTAAGGGAGCTCCAGCACATGTGAAAGCGGCTATAACATATAATAATTTATTAACTCATTTTAAGGTGGGTAATCAATACGAAAAGATTACTGAATCTCAAAAAATAAAATGGGTATATTTGAAACAGAATGAGCTTGGTTTAGAGTCATGTAGTTATAAAGGTTATGAAGATCCTCCACAAATAATTGATTTTATGAAAAAGAATATTGACTATAAAAAGATGTATGCTCAGATGCTTGAAAAAAAGATTATGATGTTTTATGAATCTTTGAGTTGGGATGAGCCAGTAAATAAAAAGACATCTATAGAAAGATTTTTTTGATTTTGATAAACTCGGTAGATATATATATGTATATACCGATTAACAAGTAAGGAGTAATAAATGAATAAACATTCACTAAATCGTTTCATCGACAAATACTATCTTGGAGGAAATTGCTCTTCCGTTGTAATAAAGAGTGATGGAGATAATCTCTCTACCCGATTTATTACAGGTGATAAGAATTTGCTTGGTGAACTAACAATGACAGATTGGAAATTTGATAAAGCTGAACTAGGTGTTTATAACACTGAGCAGTTGGTAAAGTTGCTTTCGGTTATGTCTGATAATATTTCAATGAATTTGACAAAAGTAGGAGATAAGGTAGTATCTCTAAAGATATCGGACAGTACTTCTAATGTAAATTATATGCTGTCAGATCTGTCTGTTATTGGTACACCGCCTAACTTAAAATCTGTACCTGATTTTGAGGTTAAGATAAAAGTTGATAAGTCTTTTATGACTAAATTTGTTGCAGGTAAAGGCGCTTTAGCTGATACAGATAACTTTACAGTATTGACAAACGATGATGGTGTAAAGGTTGTGATTGGGTATGCTGAAATTAACACTAATCGTGTTACTTTACCAGTTGAAACAGAATCCTATGAGGTTATTGATAATATATCTTTTAATGCTAATTTATTTAGAGATGTGCTGGTGGCTAATAAAGAATGTGAAAGTGCTACATTAGAAGTGAGTTCACAAGGTTTGGCTCGTATCAATTTTAAGATTGATGAGTATGATGCTACTTACTATCTTGTTGCTGAACAAGATGTATAAATGGAATCGTATGTAGATAAGTCTAGAGTTTCTATTAGACCAATCTATAAACCGTTGGCTAGGGAAATAATAGAAAAGAATCATTATAGTGGTAGATTATCTTCTTGCAGGTATCCGCTAGGAATTTTTTATCAAACTGATGATGAACATAAATTCTTTGCGGAACCTGAAGAAAAGTTGATAGGTGTTGCTTGTTATGGATTTCCTGTTGGGAGAAGAGTTTTAGGTTCTATTTTTTCAGAAGAGATTTTAAAAACTAGGAATCTTTTAGAGTTAACTAGATTATTTATATATGATGGTTATGGAAAAAATATAGAATCATTGGCAATATCATTATCGTTTAAATGGTTAAAAGAAAATGCACCTAAAATAAAGGTTTTGGTATCGTATGCTGATCCTGAACAAAATCATGATGGAGCTATTTATCAAGCAACAAATTGGATATATCAAGGATGTGGAGATTTTCAATTGGCGCCCACATATTCACTTAGACTTACAGAGGATGGAGTTTGGATGCACAGTAGAAGTGTGTATTCTAAATTTGGTTCAGCTGACCCTAAAAAGTTGCCGAAACAGATTGGTCATACATTTTGGTTAAAGAAAGAAGCTACCAAACATAGATACATCTACTTTTTGGGTAATAAAAAAGAGATTAGGAAATTTCGTAGTGTTATGAAACATCCTGAAATGAAGTATCCTAAAAACTATAAACATGATATTGAAATTAGAAAAATAGAGGTAGATGACGATAAATGGAAAAATTAGAACACACTTTATGGGTTGAAAAGTACCGCCCTATGACGTTAGATACTTATATTGGAAATGAGCATCTAAAAAGTAAAGTATCTAGATATCTTGAGAGTGGAGATTTGCCACATCTTCTTTTTTATGGAAGGGCTGGTACGGGTAAAACTACTCTTGCAAAGTTATTGGTTAATAATATAGAATGTGATCATCTGTATATTAATGCTTCTGATGAGAATAGCGTAGATACAGTTCGTAATAAGGTTCGCAGTTTTGCTTCCACTATTGGATTTAAAGATATGAAGGTTATCATATTGGATGAGTGTGATTACATTACACCTAACGCACAAGCCGCTTTGCGTAACCTTATGGAGACTTTTTCTAAACATACTAGGTTTATATTGACTTGTAACTATGTAGAGAGAATTGTTGATCCAATACAAAGTCGTTGTCAACCATTTCAAATAGTTCCACCATCAAGAAAGGAAGTCGCATCACATTTATACAACATACTGCACGAAGAGGGAGTAGATTTTCAGATTGATGATGTTGGTACATTAGTTAACGGTGGGTATCCTGATATTCGTAGGATTATTAATTTTGCTCAACGACAGGTAGTTGATGGTAAGTTATCGATTGAACAAGATAATTTGGTTGCTATTGATTTGAATATAAATGTGTTTTGTTCTCAGTTAGTAAATGTGTTAAAGACACAAAGTAAAAAAGATGCTTTTGTTACTATCAGAAAGATGTTGGCTGATAATAAAATAACAGACTTTGCTGATTTGTTTCGGTTACTTTATGATGAAGTTGATGATTATGGTAAAGGGCATATAGCAGAAAGTATTTTAACTATAGCTAAGTATCAGTTGTCAGATGCTCAGGTGGTTGATAAAGAGATTAATTCTATGGCTATGTTAACAGAATTATTAGGAGTTATAAAATGATGGATGAAAAGTATTGGGGTGAAAAGAAATCATCTACTAAAAAAGGTGCACAATCTGCGCCACCAGAAAAACATATAGCGGTTCACGAGAACAAGATTTATTATTATGCTGGTATAAGCAGAGAAAGTGCAGTAGAACTCAATAAAAAGATAGGTGAGTTAGAATCTAAAAGTTTAACAATGGCAAAAACTTTAGATATAGACGCTCCACCTATAAAGATGCTGATAAATTCAGGTGGTGGTTCAATTACTGCAGGTATTTCATCTATGGATACAATATTAAGATGTAAAGTTCCAGTTGAAACATATGTAGATGGATTTTGTGCCAGTGCCGCTACGTTTCTTTCGGTGGTAGGTGATGGTCGGTATATGAGTAGAAATTCTTATATGTTGATTCACCAATTATCAAGTAATTTTTGGGGAAAGTATTCCGAATTTGAAGATGAGAAGCAAAATCTTGATTTGATGATGAAAACAATTAAAAATGTATATAAGAAATATACAAAATTACCTATGAAGAAACTTGACGAAATATTGAAACACGATTTGATGTGGGATGCTGAAACTTGTTTGGGATATGGGTTGATTGACGAGATAGTATGAAATCAATTTCACATTCACAATTTACAACCTATAACGATTGTAATTTAAAATGGAAGCTTCGTTATGTAGATGAGCTAAGTTTGTTTGGCGGAAATATATACACTTTATTTGGTTCTGCTATGCATACTGTTATTCAAAGTTATCTTAATGAGATGTATAATAAGTCAATAGTATCTGCAGATAAATTACTACTTGATGATATGTTGAAAGAAGAGATGGTCAAAGAGTTTAATGAGATAAAAGAGAAGTGGGGAGTTTTGCCATGTGAACAAAAAGATATGATAGAGTTTTATCAGGATGGTCTTGAGATAATTAAACATTTTAGAAAACATCGTAATAGATATTTTACAAAAAATAATTATGAGTTGGTTGGAGTTGAAGTTCCTATATTTACAACAGTTCAAGAAGGCGTAGAGTTTAGAAGTTATTTGGATATTGTACTTCGCAATAAAATATCTGGTGATATTATTATCATTGATTTGAAAACAGCAACACGAGGTTGGATACATTTTCAAAAGAAAAACTTTCACAAGACATCTCAGCTATTATTGTATAAACAGTTTTATTCAGATAAGTTTGGCGTACCTTTAGATAAGATAGATGTGTTGTTTTTAATATTGAAAAGAAAAATAGCAAAGAAATCAGATTTTCCAATTAGTAGGTTACAACGGTTTGAGCCATCACATGGAAAAATAAGTATGAATAAAACTATGAAGGCATTTAATGAATTTCGTGAGTTGATTTTTGATTCAAAGGGAGAATATAAGATAGATAGGAATTATTCAGCAAAACCTGGAAGTGCATGTAAATTTTGTGAATTTTATAATACGGAGCATTGTAAATGGGGAAAGATACTTTAAAACCATTAAAGGTCGGTATTGTTGGCAGTCGTAAATATGAAAATCGACAAAAGATAAAACAGTTCATATTTAAATTAAAAAGGGAGAAGGGTCCTGGTACGGTTATTGTTAGTGGTGGGTGTCCAAAAGGTGCTGATTATTATGCTAAGAAATATGCTCTTGAACTTGGTTTACAATATGAGGAGTATCCACCAGCACACGTATCACATAATTTATATTGTCCTTTACATAAACGGAATTATGGAAAACCATATAATGTGAGAAACTTCTTTGCACGCAATAAACAGATTGCTATTTATTCAGAATATGTAGTGGCATTTATTCCAAGGGGGATAGAATCGAGAGGTAGTATGTCTACGATAAATTATGCTAAAGGTTTTGATAAAAAAACTCTTGTTATTGATTAAATATATATATTTATATATATGAAAACACAAACAAAATTAACATCGGTCAAAATTTTAAAAGGTTTATATAACCAATTTAAATTCAAAACAGTTAATTCATCTATGAATTTACAAAAATTAGTAAATCGTTCAATTCATCAATATTTGCATGATGTAGTCATAAAAGAACAAATGGAAAGTTATGATAAACTTTTTATAAGTGGGAGTAGATTTTAATGGACGGTAGAGAAATAGGTGATAGAGTAGATATTACGATTTTAAAGGAAATACGTGAGATATTACAGCGGATGGAAGGACAATTAAAAGGTATTGAAAAGAATTTAAAAAAAGAAAAACCTAAAAAACAGTTGTTGAATGATTAAAATATTAATGGGGTTATATGGCTAAAAAGAAAATTTTATTGATGTCAGATGATTTGAGGATGCATAGCGGCGTTGCTACTGTATCTAAAGATATTGTCATGGAAACTTTAAATGAATATGATTGGGTTCAAATTGGTGGAGCAATACAACATCCTGAAAAGGGTAAGATTGTTGATATGTCTCGGGGTCTTGAAGAGTTTGGTATCAAAAATGGGTATTTGAAAATATACCCAGTTGATGGTTATGGTAATGAGGATCAATTAAGAGAAGTTCTAGAAATGGAAAAACCTGATGCGATTCTTCATTATACTGATCCAAGATTTTGGATTTGGTTTTATAATATGGAAGCAGAAATACGTAGAACTATGCCAATATTTTATTATAATATTTGGGATGATTTGCCAGATCCACAATATAATGAATTGTATTATAGAAGTTGTGATTTGTTAATGGCAATATCAAAACAAACTTATGGAATTAATAGGAGATTGTTGCCAGATTATGAAGATTGGCAAATAACTTACGTACCTCATGGGATTTCTTCTAGAAGATTTAAAAAGGTAGATGATGAAGATGTAAATTTATTAGAATTTAATGAAGAATATGGTATATCAGACAAAAAATTTAAAATATTATATAGTAATAGAAATATTAGGAGAAAACAACCAGGTGATGTTTTATTAGCTTATAAATATTTTATGGATAAATTAACTCCTAAACAAAGAGATGAATGTGTATTAATTTGGCATTGTCAACCCTGTGATGATAATGGGACTGATTTGCCGAGGGTTTGCAGACATCTTATTCCTGATTATGATGTGTGTTTTACTTATGATAGAGGTGGTCCGATGGATGATAATAAAATGAATTTGTTATTTAATTCGGCTGATGTTTATATTAATATTGCATCTAATGAGGGATTTGGGTTAGGCAGCGCGGAAGCTCTTACAGTTACAACTCCTATTATTATAAACGTCACAGGTGGATTACAAGACCAATGTGGATTTAGAAATGATGATGGTGAGTTATTAACACCAGAGGATTATGTTGAGTTGGGTAGCAATCATCGTGGACGTTATAAAAATCATGGTAAATGGGTTAAACCTGTATATCCGACTTCTATATCTTTACAAGGCTCACCACCGACACCTTATATTTGGGATGATAGATGTCAGCCAGAAGATGTTGCACCACTTCTTCGTGAGTTTTATGAAATGGGTAGAGAAAAAAGAAGAAAACTTGGTGCTTTGGGGGCTAAGTTTTGTAGAGAAAATCAAATGACTGCTACTGAAATGGGACAGAATTTTATTAATTCCATGAATGGTGCATTTGAAAATTGGAAACCCCGTAAACCTTATGAGATGATAAAAGTATGAAGAAATCAGTAGTAATGTGTGCTCCATTTAATACTCGTAGTGGTTATGGGGATCATGCGAGGTCGTTTTTTTATTCAATTATGGATAGAGATGATATTGATATAAAATGTGTTGATGTTAGGTGGGGCAGTACTCCAAGAAATCATCTTAATCCTGATGTTCCAAAACATAAAAGGTTATTGGATACGTTTATTAATCCCCAAGAATTAAATAAACAACCTGATGTGTATATTGATATAAGAATTCCAAATGAATTTCAAAATCCTGGGAAATTTAATATTGGTATTACTGCTGGTGTTGAAACTGATGTAGTTTCTCCAGAGTTTTTAATGGGATGTAATAATATGAATTTAATGATTGTCCCATCAACATTTACTGCAGAAACATTTTCAAGATGTAATTATGACCGGATGGAAGATACGCCAGATGGGCAAAAACAAAAAACTGGAGAAATTAAACTTGAACGTCCTATTCAAGTTTTATTCGAAGGTGCGGATACTGGCATTTATAGACCATTAAATAATTCTGAAATAAAATCTGATTTTACGGATGAATTAACTGAATTGATAAAAGAGGATTTTGCTTATTTGCATGTAGGTCAATGGACAAAAGGTGGTTTTGGTGAAGATAGAAAAAATATAGCTTTAATGATAAAATGTTTTATTCAGGCATTTGCAAATCATCCTAATCCACCAGCATTGGTATTAAAGACAAGTGGAGCTAGTTTTTCGATATTAGATAAAAAAGATATTTTAGGAAAAATTGAAGATGTAAAAAAGCAATTTTCTCAAGTTGATTCAATACCAAGTGTTTATTTAATTCATGGTGATTTGAAAGTTGAAGAAATGGCAATGTTATATAATAATCCAAAAATAAAAGCGTTTTTAACTTGTACGCATGGTGAGGGTTTTGGTAGACCCACATTAGAAGCTTCATGCTGCGACTTACCTGTGATTGCTACAAAATGGAGTGGTCATATGGATTTTTTAAATGATAAAGAGTCATTGTTGATTAATGGTTTTTTAAAAGAAGTACCAAAGTCTATGCTTTGGGAGTCTATTATAGTTGAACCAAGTAAATGGTTTAATATGAATGAAGCAGATGCGATTAGAAAAATAAGAATGTTTTATAAAAAATTTAAGATTATAAATAAAAAAGGAAAACGATTGGGAAAGAAAAATAGACAACAATTTTCTCTTTTTAAAATGGCAAAAGAATTTAATTCTATTCTTGATAAGGCACTTGATACAATTCCAAGTCCTGTTACATTGAAGTTGCCAAAGTTAAAAAAAGTCGGGGGAGGAAACGATAAATCAAAATCATTACAAACCATTAAGTTGCCAAAATTAAAAAAGGTTACATAATGGATGATTTGTTTTTAAAAGTTAAATGCCCAAATGATGGTGAAAACTGTCTTATTGATGGTGGTGGTATTGAAGAGAAAATGGTTTTACTTGGGGATGATGAACAAAACATGCAGTGTTTAACTTGTGGATATGCTTCAAATAAAAATATGAAATCTCATATAAATGACAATCCTTTTCCAGATGATTTTAAAGCAATATGCAAAAACTTTAATGATAGGTGGTGGGCACCATCTGTATTTCAAACCGAACATTACATGGTTATACCTTTGGTTGAAGATGATAAATTAAAATGGAGATTGTTTGCACGATCTGATCCATCAACTGAAGTTGTAGTACCACATTTTAGTGATGCTTTTAAGATGGTAGAAAAGTTGGAGAAAACCATTGGCGACCAGATATAATAATAGAAAGATAATTACTTCACAACAAACTATACCTATAGGAAAGTTATTGCCTGGTATGATAGTTACATTTAATTATTCCGAAGAAGGTGTAGTCGATCCAAGACCTATATTGTTGTTTTTGTATCATAACAAAGGTAGAAGAGTGTTTGAAGGTTTAAATTTAAATTATATAAATCCAGCTAAAATTAATAAGTTATTTACTGTTATTGACTTTAAAAAGGGAGTAACTGGTATGGAGAATTTGATAGTATTAAAAGAGGATTATTTTAGGGTACAAATATCAAA